AGATTACAAAAGAACTAGTCTTAATTGGAAATCTCACAGACGATCAGATCGGCAAAGAGATCAAAAAAAGAAATTTCGGAATCGTTATCGACTGGGAGTGAAATGAGGAAGAAACAAAAATCTATGGCATGGACGCAGAAACATTCTTAATGCACGCAACTTTCACAAAATCACCAAAAGAAAAGGAGAACTAAATCATGGCAAAGAAGTATACTATCATTACATCATCAGGAAACTTTGATACATATTCAGAGTATGAACTTATCGAGTCACCTGCAATCGTTTCACTTAAAAACGTAGAAAACAAAGGGCTTATTTGTGTTGGGGCATGGGTTAAATATCTCACAGTTGACAATAATGGAAATGAAATCACCTGTATTTCAGTGCAGGACGCAAACACAGGAGAAGTATTCTCCGGTCAGTCAGCGACTTTCCGTGAATCATTTGAGGATGTTGTCGATCGAATTTCTGACATGGAAGAAGTACCGGACATGTTCTTTATCGAAGTACTTCACAGAACATCAAAATCTGGTCGTGACTATCTTATTTGTGCGCTTGTTTCCCCAGATCGTGCGTTAGCCCGTATGGGATATTCTGAAAAGAACATTCCAATGCCGGATCCACAGAAATAATATGTTATCTTTATACGAGAATAGCGGGTATCTTTCGATACTCGCTATTTTAGGATACGGGCAAAAGTTCAATTACATCTGGGGAGGACGTGGTACGGGGAAAACTTACGGAGGTCTCAAATACTGTATTGAACACAAGAAAATTTTCGTGTACATGCGATCCCTACAAGCGCAGATAGATACCATAAAAATTCCAGAGCTTTCTCCTTTTAAAAAGCTTAATAAAGACATGGGATGGTCAATCTATCCGAAAACGATTGGAAAAAACGTCGCAGGATTCTACAATACATATACAGACGATAATGGAAAACTAGTGTACACAGGGCCAATTCTCGGATATGCAATCGCACTAAATACGTTCGCTAACTTGCGTGGTTTCGATGCTTCGGACGTAGAGATAGGAATATATGACGAGTTTATACCGGAGAAACGTGAGCGCAAAGTCGAAAATGCAGGATATGCTTTCAAAAATGCGTACGAAACAATGAATCGAAACAGAGAGTTAGATGGAGAAACACCAATTCAGTTCCTACTCTTTTCCAACTCTGAAAATCTATCCTGTAATATGTTCATCGAAAACAACTTAATGGAAAAAGTATCTGCAATGGATATCAAAAAGCAATCAGTTTCAATCATGCAGGAAAGAGGTATTGGACTTTTTAACCTATTCGATTCACCCATTTCAGAGCGCAAGAAAGAAACAGCCCTGTATAAAATGTCTGGAGCTGATTCCAATTTTAACCGCATGGCACTTGGAAATGAGTTCTATTCCGCAGACTACACAGGAATCAAACCTACAAACATCAAAGAGTTAATCCCTCTATGTCGTATGGATTCTATTACAATCTACGAGCGGAAAAACAAAAATGCAATATACGTTACCCGTCACCACTCGGGTAACCCACCAACATACACACAGTCTGATAAGGATATAAGAGCTTTCCGCAGGGACTATGTATACCTATGGGATATGTACTTGTCAAACCGGATCACGTTCGAGGATATCACATCAAAATCACTTTTTGAAAATTATTTTAAGGACAAGTATTGACTTGTCCTTTTTATTTGCTATAATCTTTCGTAGAAAGACAAGTGTTCGTGGCACAGGTACAACACGTTGGGAGCGTGGGATCATAATGATCCAATGTGCATGAGTATGTACAACTCAAGAATTTGTAGCACTTAATCTTTCATCACATATGCAGAGTGTCACAGCCTGCATATGTTTTGTTTCATGTGAAACATTTCTCACCTTTCTTTAATGTTTCACGTGAAACATATTATATGTTGTGCTAACTATAATCAAGGGAGGTGAAATATGGACGTTAACTCATTATCAACTCTTATCAGTAACATTGGTGTGCCTTGCGCTTGTCTTATCGCAACTTTCTACCTCTGGCAGAAAGAAACCGATGCTCACAAGGAAGAAATGAAAAACATGACAGACGCACTCAACAATAACACTCAGGCACTCACAAAACTCACAGAACATATTACAGGAAGTGAAAAAAATGACGATTAACTATAACAAAAATATCAGAGGTGTGTACATCGTCACAACGAACACAGAGCCTCTGATGGTCAGGGCAGAGCCTAACACAGACGGAACAGTTATCGCAGAAATGCCGAAAAACACTAAATGCATCTGTCTAGGATGCTATTCTGGAAACTGGTATGCAGTCACTTACGAACATGACGGTATTATTTCCACCGGCTTTTCTCACAAAAATTATCTCAGGAGGGATTACAAAATATGACATTAGACAACCTTATCACACTTATCACAGCAGGATTTACAAAAGACGAAATCCTCACAATGTCAGGCACAGCCACCCAGCGTGCCCCACAGCCACAGCCACAGCCACAGCCACAGCCACAGCCACAGCCACAGCCACAGCCACAGTTCTATCCACAGAACTATCATCAGACACAGGTGCAGGGTGTACAGGGATATACACAGCAGTTTCCACAGCCACAGGCACAGCCTCAGTTATATCCACAGGCACAGACACAGCATATTCAGCAGATCGGTGATCAGAATGATGTTCTGAGTGCACTGAAAAATCTCACAAGTGCGGTACAGAATAACAACGTTAATCTGATGCAGAACGCAGTTCCGAAGCAGGTTACAACCGAAGATGCTATAGCAAGTATTATCAATCCACCAAACTATGATGGATTGACAGGGGGTGAAAAATAATGGCGAATACATTAACTTTTGACCAGATCAGCACAGTGTTAAATGATATTGTTAAACAGGCCACAGGCGTTGAAACCATGAAAGCAACGGACACAAGTTCGTTCGTGGCACAGGCGCAGACAGCGTTACTTGTCGGAAATGACAGGATCATGAACAGCATTTCTCAGGTACTTGACAGAACTATTTTTTCTGTCAGGCCATACAACGCAAAATTTAAAGGGTTAAGAAGAAGTACACAGCAATGGGGAAACCATGTGCGTAAGTTAGGGATGTTAGACGATGATTGGGAAAACGATCAGAGACAGCCGTTGGAAGATGATACCGCAGTTGATATGTACAAGATCAAAAAAGGTAAAGTCTTACAGACTAATTTTTATGGCGGTCAGGTATTCCAGAGACACAGGACTTATTTCAGAGATCAGTTAGATCAGGCGTTTCGCAATCCCGACGAGTTTGGTCAGTTCATTTCCATGTACACTCAGAACACGATGGACATGATCGAACAGGCCCATGAAAGCATGGCACGTGCTTGTGTTGCAAACTATATCGGAGCTAAAAACATCTGGCAAGCAGGAGTTACCGCAAGTACAGAGGGGTATACCGGAGAGCATGTTGTAAAGTTACTTACTATGTACAATGAAGAGAACGGATCACAGTTAACCGCAGACGATGTACGAAAAGCGGAAAACTTCCCTAATTTTTACAAGTGGGCATGCGCTAAAATCATGACTTACATGGACTTTTTCACGGAGAGAACAACCAGATTCCATGCGAATATTACCGGAAAAGAGATTGCAAGGCATACACCGCTCAGGATGCAGAATATCATGATTTTCAGTCCAGATTTGCATACGGCGGACACTACAGTACTGAGTAACACGTTCCATGACCAGTATTTGAAGATTGCCACAAATGAAAAAGTTAACTTCTGGCAGACACTTGAGAGTCCGATGGGAATTAATGTTACACCTAGCGTTATGAAACCGGATGGAAGTGTTGAGCAGGGAGAAGCTCAGGTAATGAGCAATATTTTTGCAGTGCTGTTTGACGAAGAGGCTATGGGCCTTACGACGATTAATCAGTGGAGTAGCACAACGCCTTTCAACAGTGCCGGTGGTTACTGGAATATTTACTATCATTTCACAGATCGGTACTGGAACGATCTTACAGAGAATGGACTTGTTTTTGTTCTGGAATAGGAGGAAATAATAATGGCGGTAACAGTCAATTTTAAGACAGCAAGCAAAAGAGTTAATTCTACAGGAGTTGTCGGCGGTGATGTTACCGCCGTTTCCTGTAATATTAATGAGCCGTGTTCTATTGAGAATCCACAGATCATACTGAGAAATGGCGGATCTGCACCGAGTTGGAACTATTGTGAGATCGAAGAGTTTGGCAGGTCATACTGGGTTGAAGATTGGGAATACAAAAATAACACATGGATTGCACATTGCGTTGTGGATGTGTTAGCAACGTACCGTGATACAATACAGGTTAGTAACCTGTTTTTTATCCGAAGTTCCACAAGTTTTGATGGTGATGTGATGGATACTTTATACCCAACGTTGTCGACACCAGTTAAGAAAAGGACAGTTGTTAATGACGGTCTATTTCCGGTTGCAGAGTATGGACTGAATCAGGGGTATTTTGTCTGTGGAATTGTGGGAGAGGATGGACTTACAAATTTCTATGCTTTTATCCCCACTAATTTTGCAGATTTTTGTTCAAAGATATTTTCCACTCTTGATTGGGCGAACATCTCAGGTCAGCAGATCACAGATAGTCTATTGAAATGCTTATTCAATCCGTTTCAATATCTGACAAGTGTTATGTGGTTTCCTTGTGAAAACGTAGGATCAGGAAGTACACAGGTTAACGAGGTTAAGTTTGGTTTTTGGTCTTGTGATGTGACTGCATTGAAGTTGGGTAATAAGCCTTTTTATAGTCGATCTTTTGACATGCCAATTTCACAGCATCCACAAGTTTCACGTGGAACATTTCTCAACGCTTCGCCGTTTCGCAGGATTCAGTTAACTATTGATCCGTGGGGAACGTTCGATATTGACGGCGGAAAAGTTGCAAGTGCTGATAGCGTAACAGTAAGCGAAACTATTGACTGTATGAGCGGAGTTGGCGTTATGTCAGTAAGCGCAGGAGGTGTTACTTTATATAGTGGTTATGCACAGATTGGAGTTAACATACAGGTGAGTGATTTACGGGCAAACATTATTGAAAGTGGAAGTAATTTGCTAAGTAGTATCGGGAATTTATTTTCTGGCAATTTTTTGGGAAGTGCGTCAGGAATTGCAAACGCAGTTGAGAGTGCAATACCTGATGTGCACACAAGAGGTGTCAATGGCACGTTGTTATCAATAGCACGTATACCTTTCGTTATTGAAACATTCTATAAGATCACAGACGAAGATCGGGCAGATAATGGTAGACCTTATATGAAAAATGGCACAATGCAGGAGTTAGGCTCTGGGTATTATGTGGTTGAAAATGGTTCGATTAACGTACGCGGAGCAACTCGAAACGAAAAAGAACAAATTAAACAGTTTCTTGAAGGGGGTGTATTTTATGCGTAGTTTCCCCGCAAGCAATATTTCAATGTTCGTTGCTCTTATGACAAGTGCTAACTCTGGTCAGAATCCATGGGGTTCTGGTGGGGCAGGTGGGATCGGTGGTTTGATGTTACAGGCAATGAATTGGTGGATAGAAAAATGTAATGATCCTGCGGTTGGTTATTCACAGGACTACAGAAATGAGCGTACAGTTAATGGTATAACATACTATGATTGTTCATCTTTCGTGTGGTATGGTTTGGGACACGCAGGATATGAGATCAATTTGAGCGCATGGCCTTTTACAACCTATACCATGGGTGGAATTTTAAAAAGTTTGGGTTTTGAGGAAATTATAATAACAGACTTTGCAACTTTTGATTTTCATGTTGGAGATATTCTTGTTATTAATAGCAGTGAACACCAACATACTGAAATTGTTCACGATCTGGACAATGGCGGTCATACTATGGGAGCGCATACTTCAAAAAAACCTCTGCCTGATCAGGTTAGTATTAATACGTATGATATACAGAGCGGTACTCATTACACACATTGTTACCGTTGGCCTTTTTCCGGTGGTAACTGGATCATTGGTGGATCGAGTGAATACTTCGGAAATCCCACAGGTGAATTATGCGGACACAATGAGAAGGCAATTAATAATGCTAATGTAATAAAAGATTATTTTTTAGCACAGGGGTGGACGCTTAATGCTATTGCGGGATTATGTGGAAATATTCAACAGGAAAGCACTTTCAATCCTGCATTACAAGAAGTTGCGGCAGGTGAAAATGGAGGTCATGGGCTTGTGCAATGGACACCGCCAACTGATTTATTTCATGTCATGGATGTATTGTATGGAAATCATGCTGATTGGACGGACGGACAAAAACAGTTGAGTGTTATATATGCTGAGTATCAACAAAGCACTGGAATTAAAAACTGGGGAATCGAACCACAATGGTATCCGAGACATGGGTATAATTTGACATGGCGTGAGTGGTCGCAGAGCACTGCGGATGCCGGATATCTGGCAATGGCATTTCAGGAAGAGTATGAAAGACCGTATGTGATTCATCCCGAAAGAGAAGCTTTTGGACAGAGATGGTACAGATATTTTACGACAGGGGAGTAGGTGAATATATGTTTGGATGTAATACAGGTGTTGGGGCGCCTGTGATGTATAATTATATCAATCAGTATAATAGTAGCATAAGCCCGAGCACTAACCATTGCAAAAATACTCAGTTATTCTGGTATTTTCAGAGGTATTTGTTACAGAAAGCTATTTCTGTGATGAAGTGGGATGTTCCTGAAAACTGGGATAAAGATTATTTTTTGTATTGTTTGTACTGTTGGGGTACAGTCGCGATCATCAATACGGACAAGTTTGGTGTGATCCCGCAGGGATGTACACTTAAGGGCTACAATGTTTTTTACAGACCTGCACAGGCGGTCATTAGCAATCCATTACTAAAAGGTGTGATTGAACCAGTGATCGGTGAACAGTGTGTTCTTTTCAAATGTACTGCCGACTATGGTGGAATCATGGATTTAGTTGGAAGATATGCAAATGAAATGGCTATCGCTATGGAATCATTGGATATGAACGTCATGAACAGCAAACTTGCTTACGTATTCAGAGCGAGGAATAAAGCAGGAGCAGAAAGTCTGAAAAAAGTCATGGATCAGGTTATGAGAGGTGAATTAGCTGTTTTCTATGATGAAAAACTCAGGATTCAAAGAGGGGATCAGACGGAGGAACCGTGGGATTATTTCGTTAATAATCTTAGACAGAACTATATTGCCGGTGATGTTCTGGACACCCTGAGAAGATTGGAAGAACTTTTTTGTACTGAAATTGGTATTCCGTCTGCAAGATCGGACAAGAAAGAAAGAATGATATCTTCCGAAGCGGAAAGCAATAATGTCGAAACTTCAACTAGGATGGAAATGTGGTTAGACGGTTGGAAGAAAAGTTGCGCTGATGTTAAGAAAATGTTTGGTGTGGATGTGAGTGTAAATTGGAGACACGATCCGAATAAGAAAAATGTTTCACGTGAAACATCAGGAGGTGATGATGATTGAGTTTGTTAACCGTTGAGGGATTATATAATTATGATAATACGTTATTTGACGGGTTTAATGTTCCCGAGGGGCTTGTGAAACAGATTGCTATTGATGCGATTTTGATGAGGACGAGAGAGTTGGAGATTTTATATCCAGATTTTACTTACATGAAAAATCGTATTACAATATGGAGTAACAAGTATCAGATCAACTGGAAAAAATTATATGATACGACAGTGTTAGAATACAACCCGATCGAAAACTATGATCGTATGGAAGATTGGACGGATACTGACGATGAAACCACTTCCAGTGCAAGAGATAACACTGTAAAAAGCACTAGCACAAACGAGATCATGAACAGCGTTAACATTACAGATCAGAATACCGCTTTCAATGCAGATATTGCGGATAATGCAAAA